CTTTAAATTTAAATGAAGATTATGAAGGAGGAGAGTTTAGATTCTTTAATGGTCAAGTAAAAGAGTGTTTTAAAACTGGAGATAGTATGTTGTTCCCTGCAGAATTAATTTGGATTCATGGAACTGAGCCTGTAACAAAAGGTGTTAGATATTCAATAAATTGTTTTTTAGGGTCATGAAATTAGTATATTCAATACCAGATAAACTATATTATATAGAAAATTTTTTAAATTATTCTTCATATAAAAAATTACATTATGATGTATTTAAAAGTAATTTAGTATCATTAGAATCCACAAAAAATAAATGGCATAAAGATTTAAAATATGGTTATACAAATTTTGTTGATAGCACTAAGTTAGATGTTAATTATCCGCCCCTTCAAAAAATAAAAATACTATTGGAAAACAATTTGTTTCATAAATTAAAAATTAAAAATTATATACCGTTAATTCATTCTATGAAAAATGGTTCTGGTATTAATTGGCATGATGACAGTGGACATTTATATGGTATAACATATTATATTAACAGAAGATGGAATCCTATGTTTGGAGGCGAATTTTTATTTACAGATAAAAAATCTAATGGTTTTATACCTTTAATGGGTAATTCATTGGTTATTGTAAAAGCTCCTTTACAACATAAAGTAACACCGGTTACCGGTTCAATAATTCCTAGAAAAACAATTCAAATATTTATACATAAAGAAAAGGAAAAAAATGAAACAAAAAACAGTTAGTATAAATAATTTTATAGGTGTTTATGATAATTACATTACTGAACAAGAATGTAATAAAACTATTAAATTATATGAAGATCAAAACAAATTTGAAAAAACTATAAGTAGACTTAATTCTGAAGGAGTATCTATTTTAAGCAAACAAGATAAACAATTTTTTGCGGGACCAAACAACTTAGATATCTGGTGGGAGCAATTAAAACCCATAATGGTTAATTTTGATATAGCCTGGAGTCATTACTGTGAAACCACAGGAGCAAATGATGCTTATGATGATAAGTTTCATTTCACAGATTTAAAGATTCAAAAAACATTACCTACAGAAGGCTATCACGTTTGGCATATTGAACATAATAAAGGATCTCCTAATGAAAAAAGAGCCTTTGTTTTTTCTATATATTTAAATGATGTTGAAGAAGGAGGTGAAACAGAATTCTTGCATTTTTCAAAAAGAGTTAAACCTAAAAAAGGTAGAATAGTTATTTGGCCAGCAGGCTTTCCATATTTACACAGAGGTAATCCACCTTTGTCTGGTGAAAAATATATTTTAACTTCTTGGCTGTTATTAAGACCGTAATAAAAATAATTTTTTAAATTATGAAGAGTAAGAAGTAGGTCTTGCACCTACTCTAGTAATTTTTTCAGCTTCAGTTTCGCCTTCGACATTATCAGCATCCCACTCACCTTGTAAGTGAGCTAAGTGAACAGCGTCCCATTTAGTGACAAATTGTTGAATATCTATTCCTTCGTCAGCTAAAGAGCAGTGAGGTGTTTCATCTCTGTGTTCTACTTCATCAGAAAGGTTAGAAGTACCTGATTGAATGGCCCAAATATTTGAAAAAGAACCATTTGACCAAAAAGTGTCATCATTAATTACGTATCCAACGCCTTCATTAGCACCTTCTGCATAATTTTTAATTACTTTTTTGTCTTCAAATACTATTGTCCAATTTGCGTTTGTTGCCATAATTTCTCCTAAGTTTTAATTATGTAAATTACTGTTAAATAAGGTTGAAGAACAGAAGTTGCACTTCCTGTATATGAACTTGATGCATTACCAGAACCAGAAAAGTTAGCACTCATGTTGTGAGAGTGTCCACTCCCTGAACCTGCGCTCGCAGTATTATAAGTATTATTTTCAAGATTTCTAGACTGTGCTGTTGGTACAGATGGACTTTGTGGAAAAGGTTGCTGTGCAACAAAACTTCTAAGACTGTGACTGTGAGATGCAAGCTGTGCTGTTGATAAAGTTGCATTTGCTGTTGAACCAGCAACGTTTCCTGTGACGTTAATGTTAGTACCCACATTTCCACTTGAAGCTACAGTATTTGCTCCACCTGTTGAAGCTAAAGCTTTGTTATTAGATTTTCCAACCGGTATGTTGTCAGATAAATTTGGTACGTTAAAAGTAGATGAACCATCTCCAGTTCCATAAGTTGTAGATATAATTGCGAATAATGCAGCGTAAGTTGTTCTTGAAACTGCTTGACCATTACATTCTAAAAATCCAGATGGAACTGATGCTGAAGACCACGGCACAATAGTTGCTGTAGGAATTCCTTCTATACCTGTAAGGTTTGCTCCATCAAAATCGTATTTAGTTGCTTCGTAATTTGACATATTATTTCTCCGTGTAAGTCCATCCTGTTGTAGCGTCGCCTGAATATACTAATCCAAAAGCTGCACCTTGAGTATTAACTACAAGATCAGATGCTGCATTAGCTATATTAGAAGAGTTTCTACCAACAGTCAATGCGTTAGTATTGAAATCATAACCTTGATCTACAAAATGTACTTCATCTCCTGTAGCAGGTGAGGCTGGAAGCGTTACTGTAACTGCTCCACCATTTGTATTTACTAAAAGTTTAGCACCAGCTTGAACTGTTTCTGCTGCTGATACTGCTCTCCAGTTTCTTTGTTCATGAAGTTTTACAACATTAGTTCCATCAGAATATAATGTGTAATTATTTCCTTCACATAATAATACACCTGTTCCAGATGAAGTTTTAAATGTTAAAGTGAAACCTGCATGATTACATGCATCTTCAACTAAATAAGTTTTTTCTACTGAGTCTGGAATACTAACAGTAAGGTTAGAAGCTAAAGTCCCTGTTAATTTAATAACTTCGTTTTTACCATTTGATAAAGCACCATTAGTAAAAGTTAAAGATCTAGCAGCGTTAGTAATATTAAAAGTAGTAAAACCACCAATAGCTTGCTCTAAGATTAAAAGGTTAGTATTTGTAATTTGTCCCCAAGTTCCTGAGTTTTCCCCAGTTGCTTGTACGGTAAGTTTTAAATTTGCTGATGTTGAATTCGCCATATTAAATTCCTTATATCGTTTATTTTATTAAAATAAAGAGAAAGTGTCAAACTCTTTATGCAACGACTTCCCTCCATCCAGGAGGATCTATTGGAGCAGAACCTGTATTTATTTGATTCCAGATAAGAGCATTAGCACTATTTATGTTCATAGTCAATCCAAAACCATTGAAAGTTGCAGTAACATCTGTAAATGCAGATACTGAAGCAACCCTTGCTAATAGAGGATTTCCAGTCACATTTACTTGTTGATTTAAGTCTACTGTTACACTTCCTAAGTTAGCACTTAATCCAAAACCTGTTATAGTTGGTGCAACATCTCCTTGGAAACCTAAAGTACCTAGAGAACCTATCATAAAGTTTCCAGTTACTGCTGCATCAGGTGCAGGGTCTACTTGACCTAAGGTTATTTGAGCTACGTTTAAAGTATTTGCAACAATAGTTGCATCACCAGTAACTTCTGTTGGAGATCCCAAAGCTGCAGTCATTGCAATTCCAGAAACATCTACTTGCACAGAACTACCAGCATCACCCCAATCGTTTATACCCCATTGAAGTCTACCCCAACCTGCTAAGTTAAATGCTTCAACAGTACCAAGTCCCATGGTAGCTGCAACACCTGTAGGCATTGCATCAGGACTAGCATCAACTGTTCCTAAATTAGCTGTAAGCGGAACACCTGTTGGACTAACAAGAGCTAAACCAAAAGCGGTTACGCTTCCAAGACCTGCTGTTAATAATTGATTGTTGTTTGTAGATGGACCAGTGTTAGCGTCAGCTGTTGTGGTAACACTTCCAAGACTTGCTGTTACCGCATCACCTGTAGCAATAAATGTGCCGGCAATACCCCAACCTTGAAGACCCCATTCTTGTCTACCCCAACCTACATTAACTTCAGTTGAGCTTGACTCGTCACCGAGTGCTGCAGACATAGCAAAGC